TAGCAATATCATATGGCGTGATAATCGCAAATCAACATACCAACAGGTTTATGATTGGTTAATGAAACACCCAGAGCGAACACTTGAAAATTTCGGAGTAAATTATGAAACTAAGTCAACTAATTAGTCAACTTGAACGAGGCAATCTAGACCCTGACCTTGATATAGTCATTGTGACAAAATTACCATATACTACAATAGGCGCCGTTCCTTCAACACCGGTTAAGAATATTTCTACAGGCTTTGATTGGGAACATGGTAAATTACTGATTTGGCCCGAAGAAAATCTCACACCCAGTGACACCGACTTTGAAAAGAAATTCCGAGACATGCAGGACAAATATGGTTGGGCTGATTACGAAAATCGCAACCTCAAAGCCGAGATTAAAAAATTAAAGAAGAAGGCAAACTTGCCGGAATAACTTGATCAATCACAAACACTTGTATATAATACATCAAAAGGAGAACTATTATGACCTGTCGAGGATATGATGCCCGAGCCGTTCGGGTACCCAAGAGCGTGAAGCGCATGGCCGCCAATCACATGGACCCACACTATCGTGGTGCGTTTATTCGCAGTTATGTGCGGGTCCTGGAAGAACAAAACCGCCAACGCACCACTCGCAACCGCGGTGATCGTTGACCATGGCACGCCCTGCACCCGAACACTCGGACAAACTGGGACGCCCACTCCAGGTTGGAGATTGCGTGGCCTACCCCAGCCACAACACACTTGAGATTGGCACAGTTCAAAAACTCAATCCCAAGTTGGTAGGCATTGAGCGTGTGGGCGGCAAATGGCGTAGCAGTTACAACAAGTATCCTCATGATCTTGTGCGCATTGATGGCCCCGAAGTGACCATGTATCTTTTGAAAATGGCGCACAAGTGACCCACCAAATACCAAAATAATCATAATTCACTCTAGCTCCTGAATTATGATCTGGGTGAAAGCCCCAGTTCAATCCCCGGGTGGCAACACCCGGGGATTTTTTTCTTGCTTGATGCGTCAAGAACCTGTACAATACACACATGAAAACTTTCAAGTACGTTGAAGAATATCTCGAAGTCATTGGCGGGCATCTGGATCCTGTGACCGGTAAAAAAGTCACCACATGGTTTTTTCAGTTTCAACCGATCATAAATCTAGCCCGCTATGACGTCAAGGTACTAGAAAGCATGACCACTGCTGTGGTTGAAGGTCGTGCGCTTACTCAACGACAGGCCGACTTGGCCTGCAAAATGGTTTTGAACTATCGCAGGCAACTGGCTGCCAAGGGCGTGGATGTGACTCCGGTGGAACTTCCTCAATGGCGTGTGCCCTTGAGAACCATGGACTATTCTCAGCGTATCACCTTAGACAGCGATGTACTCAACATTAGGTTTCCTTACAATCAAGGCTTGATCAATGATCTTCGCGAGTTTGGCAAGGGCAGCCAAGGCACAGTGCGCTGGAATCCCGAACTCAAGATGTGGCAAGCGGCAGTCACTGAATACAATGTGAGTTGGGTGTCGGCCTGGGCCCAACTGAATCGCATCGAACTAGATCCAGCCGTGGCGGAACTCATGAACTTGATCACGGCCCTGGAACAACAAGAGTACCGGATCGAACTCACTGTGGCAGGTGACCGGCTAACTGTCACCAATGCCACCGACAGTCTGCGGGACTACATTGAACAACACCTGGGCGGGTTTGATCTGGACAATGTGTTGCGCCTGGTAGACATGAGTGCTGTGTTGGGCTACACTGTCAGCGAAGATATCTACCAAGTGGTACAGCAGGCGCACGGCATGAGGTTCTATACCTTGGCCACTGCTCGCGAACTCAAAATAAATACCAACATACAGGTTGCCGACAACGATCTTGACAGTGTGTTGGACTATGCAGACACAGTTGGGCGCTGGCCCGTGGTCATATACGAACCCGATCTCAGCCGGCGTATGTTGACCAGACTTGTTGAGCGCTATGGTGCAGATTTTGATCGAACCCGCTATATACACATTGAAAAACCTGCGGACATTCTTCGCAGTCAGGTACAAAGCATTCCGCTCTTGATCAGCAGTGCCGGCATGGTGTTTGGCGGAGACAAACAGGCCATGATTCAGATGGCCGAAAAGATAGTATATACAGCCAGCGAAGTATATAATAGCAAAAAACAAACTGTACGAAAGGTACCTACACTTGCAGGCTAAACTAATCATAAGAGACGAAGTCAATGTCAAGGTTGAGGGTCTTGAATTGGGCACCAGAAAGAAACTGGTAGACAAGTTCAAATACGAAATACCTGGTGCTAGATACTTGCCCGCGGTACGCTTGGGTCGTTGGGATGGCAAGGTTGCTTTCTTTCAATTGGGCGGCAGCACCTACATCAATCTCTTGCCCGAAGTCATTGAGTTCTTGGACTCCGAAGGCTATGACATTGAGTTAGAAGACCTGCGTGAATATAGAACTCGTTTTGAGTTTACTGAGTTTCGTGAAGACACATTTGCCACGCAGATGTGGCCAGCGGGCCACCCCCAGGCCGGTCAACCTATACAGTTTCGCGACTACCAAGTGGAAATCATCAACAACTTCCTGTCAAATCCGCAGAGTGTGCAGGAAATTGCCACAGGCGCCGGCAAAACTATCATGACAGCGGCCCTGAGTCGCAGTGTGGAACCCTATGGTCGTAGCATAGTGATTGTGCCCAACAAGAGCCTGGTCACACAGACCGAAGCAGACTACAGGAATCTAGGCCTGGATACTGGAGTTTACTTTGGCGACCGTAAAGAGTGGGGACACCAGCACACCATCTGTACTTGGCAAAGTCTCAATGTGTTGTTAAAGAATACCAAATCAGGCGAAGCCGACTGTACCATTGGTGAGTTCATCGAAGACGTGGTCTGTGTTATTGTGGACGAAGTACACATGGCCAAGGCCGACGCTCTCAAAACACTGCTAACAGGTGTTATGGGGCATATACCTATTCGTTGGGGACTAACAGGAACCATTCCCAAAGAAGACTACGAACGAGTTAGTATTTTTTGTAGCCTGGGCACAGTGGTAGGTAAACTATCGGCAGCCGAACTTCAAGAAGCCGGGCACCTGGCCAACTGTCATGTAAATATAGTACAGTTGGCAGACTCGGTGGAATACAACAACTATCAAAGCGAACTCAAGTATCTAGTAGAAACCACTGAACGGTTGCGTTATCTCAGCAATCTTATCACGTCGATCAAGGAAACAGGAAATACCCTGGTCTTGGTTGACCGGATTGCCACCGGCAAGTTGTTGATAGAATTACTAGGTGACCGAGCAGTATTTGTGTCAGGGTCGACCAAGGCCAAAGACAGGAAAGAAGAATACGATGAAGTGGCAACAAGCGACGACAAGATTATTGTGGCGACTTACGGTGTGGCCGCTGTGGGTATTAATATTCCTAGGATTTTTAATCTGGTTCTTTTGGAACCCGGAAAGAGCTTTGTCCGAGTTATCCAAAGTATTGGCAGAGGCATTAGAAAAGCTGAAGATAAAGAATTTGTCCAAATCTGGGACATAACCAGCACCTGCAAGTTTGCCAAGCGACACTTAACCAAACGAAAAGCCTTTTACAAAGAAGCCAACTACCCATTTACAGTAGAAAAAACACAGTGGCAATGATCGATTATTATCATAGACAACCATTGCCAGGTTTAGGTGCCTTGATAATTATATTAAGCGCCCTGGCTGATACTCGGCAGTCGGCTAGAGTACTACATTATACACATCAACATTCGTTGCAAAACGTCTTGGATGTTTTAAATATCAGCAGTATTACTCATTGTGTTGATTCTTCAGCCCCCAACGACCATGATTGGACCAAAAGATTCGGCGACTTGGCAAAGTTTTTTAGCCCGTACATCAAACCCGAGACAGTTAACATTCGTGGTCAACAGCTGGCCACACAGATAAAACCCAACAATCAAAAACGATACCTAGCTGTCTGTTATTCAAACAATGGCAATCCGCCGCTGGATCAATTGATTGACTCGGCGCCTCATCATAGATATTATACCGTGGATACCTGGGGCAAGATTTTCCAATTGGCGGTTGCCTCGGGTTATGAAGTAGTTACTATAAACCGTCTTGACGTAAGTTTAGAAGATAAAGTTGATTTTCTAATTAGACATTGTGCGGCCGTGATTACCTACGAGGGAGGCATGGCTCATTTGGCACATTGCTTAGATATTCCGGTGATAATGTTACCCTGGAGATGTGACGAAGCCCATGATCAATACTCAAAAGGTAATCCTGTTGACGAGCAGTTAATGATGTTTTTGCAGGCCCTGCACCTTGATGAGAAAACTTGGTTTCTAGCCGATCATCACGAGATTTTGAATTATAAGCCTGACGATTTGCATGATCTAATTACACGTTTACGCAGTGGTCTGGGCAACAATGTTTTTGTGCAAAACCCTGCTCTAATAAATATCACAACACTCAACGAAGATCCTAGATTTCAAAGAATCAGGTTTACACCCTTTGAACTAGATTTTTTTACCAACTTTATTTTATCAAAATGAACAAGTTAATTGTCTGTGGTGACAGCTTTTCGGCGCCAAGTGCCGAACTACCAGGTACAGCCTTTGGTGAAGTCTTGGCCAAAAAGTTGGGCTGGGACGTGGAAATTCTTGCCAGGCAAGGTTGCAGCAACGGCGGCATTCGTGTGCAAATCGACGAAGTCATACGGCAGCGTCCCGCATTTGCAATTATTGCGCCCACATTTCACGACCGCATGGAAATACCAGCAGGTAATGCGCCCTGGGTACCGCCCAAGAACGAAAACAAGGGTTGGGGCAGTGACTTGCAACAACACCTTCAAAAAAATCATGGTACCGGCTATGATCCCGAAGCTGGTATTGACAACATCAACTATGGCAATAATCCTTATCGCATGATCAGCGAGACTATTTTTAGCCTAGTAGAAAACTATGATCATCCTTATCGTAGTCAGCGGATCAGTCGAGATGCGCAAGCCGCCATGAAACAGTACATTAATTTTTTGTACGACAGCCAATGGAAACTGCAACAGGACAAATGGATCATACGTGATGGCATCATGCAGGTATTTTACGCCGGTATTCCGTTCTTGCTGGTAGCCAATACCATATGGAATAGCGACACAGTGAGAGCAGCTTTTCCTGATGTAGTACCCGATCGACACTTTACCTTGGCATTCGAAGAAACCCCAGCCTATGCCAGCAACAAATGGGAACTACCTGACAAGACTCGAGATCCGGGATATCATACCTTGCCCGAAGGTCAAGAGTATCTTGCTGATGTTTACTATAAGATTATTACAGAAAGATTTGGAATTAACCCATGACAGATAACACAATAACTCACAGCCCTGACGATTTTGATTGGTTCAAACAAAATGGTATTTTTATGCCAATGATCAACGATACCGGGCGTAACGTATTTTATAAAAAAGCAATTGAACAGGCTGTGCCTGGAAAAGTAGTTTGCGATATCGGAACTGGCACTGGATTATTGAGTATCTTGGCTGCCAAAGCCGGAGCAACAAAAGTCTATAGCGTGGAAATGGACCCAGGTCGAGCAGCGTTTGCTAGAAATATTATTCGTCAATGCGGGTTGGATAATGTTATCGAGGTTATCAATGACAATTTCCTAAATACCAATATTGCCGCTGATGTATATATTTCTGAAACTATTGGTAGTCAAGTGTTCAACGAGAACATTATTGCTATCAGTCAACATGCACTGCGCAATGGCGGCATATTTTTGCCTGGCGGGTTTGATCTATGGTTAGAATTGTATGACGATCATCCCATATTCCCCTTGGTCATGAATGATTCTGCGGCATTTGAATTTCAGCCCGATATTGAAATAGATCCAACATTTGAATCCTTGATTAATCAAGGCTTTCAAGCGCAACATCCGACCTCCACAACTCTTTATCAAGCAACTACCATTAACAACTTGTTTACCATGTTGCCACGATTCACTGATCTAAAATTAAATAAAATATACGAAACAGAGAGACTTGTTGTTGATTTTAGTCAACCCATTGATGAAAATAACATTAGGTTAAGTATTCCTGCAGATAAATTTAAGAATAATACTGTGGTGGTATTGTTTTGGCAAGCCAACATGTACCAAGATATTAAAATGCCTGTAAAAGAAACTTGGTGGGGCAATCCAGCTAAAACAATATTGTCACGTGTCAAGCAAGACAATACAGATCTTGTTATGTACTACGATCCTTCTATCACAGACTGGCGTTTGACATTTTAATGCAAGCAGTGTGCCTGGTGGCTCATCCTGATGATTGTGTTATCTTTGCTTGGCCTTTTATAGAGGCTCACCGGGCCTGGGATTGGAAGATTGTTTATTTGACATACCAAGACCGGGATCCTAGAGCACAAGAAATCAGGGCATATTGGCTTCGACGTGGCATTCCCACACAGTTTTTGGGATTTCTTGACGATTACCAAGATCAGCTCACTGGGCAATTGAATTTTTGGTATGGCGTTGACGCACAGGCTTCGTTACTGCTGGCTGCTGATCAAGCCGACATTATTCTCACGCACAATGCGGATGGCGATTACGGACACATTCATCACAAACTGGTACACAATTCTTTGGTGTCTTTAGACACCCCCAAGGTTTACTTTGCTAGCACATTCAACTATAATACAGAGTACACAGTCACTACACCAGTTGACACCAGCGAACTACCATTGCATCGAGAAGTAGTCGAAGGATTTCAAGATCGAAATATCGGAAGATACATTGTGACACCAGAAGCCCAACACTTATTATGAGAATACTTACACTAGACAACGTCAGCTACGAAATGAATCAAATACCCGAAGAAATCGACGAAGTTCGTTTCTGCGTGTTAGATAACAGCAATCCCAAAGACCCCGACTACTTTTATATTCCACTTATATTTTTAGAGAGTTTCAATAGTCCGGCCTTGGTACTGCGAATCGGGGAAAGCACTATTCGAATGCCAGTGGACTGGCAAATCTTGATTGGCGAAAAAGACTTTGGTGACCTAGAAGTCATTCCGCTTACATCTATCAACGATAGAGGCTTTAGTGTGTTCTGCTTTAATCCGCTCAAGAGTTTCAAGCCGGAGTTTTATCCAGTGGAGATTGTGGATATCTATCAAGATGTCAAATGGTATTTCCCCAAGCTCAAGCCCGGACAGCTATTGGCTGTGCCTTTGACTGAGGGCGAGAATCCCTTGTGCGCATATTTTATCAAAGACATCAGTAGACAAAGCGAAGTATTAGACTACAGCAAGGTTTGGTAAATGCCCAAGATCTACGAAAGTCCCGATGGTGGCCGGACCGTTCGAGCACGTGAGTTCGGTGAACCGTCCGAGTTGCACCAGCAAATGCAAGAAGCCAAACTGTGGGGTAACATACAGAGAATGGGTCGGACAGATCCCGGTATGCGAGAACTGCTGGATCGTGTTATAATCTACTATAATCTCAAACGAGACCATGGCAACTAAACCCAAATCCACTCCCGATTACGACAGCAAGCTGTATATTGGCAACGAACTTGCGGCCCTGGATCGCAAAGACCGCGGCTACTATGACAGCATGACTGAAGAAGAACAAAAAAAGTTCAGCCCTTATCTCATGATACGTTGGGGCGCCACAGTAGAAGGCGAAGCCGACCTACAGGCCTACTATCTCATGAGCACAAACGAACGTCTAAACAAAAACTTTTTTGATATCAGTGCCAGCCAGCATAAACGACTACAGTGGTTGTTGGCAACCACAGTGAGCCCAGGCATGGGCTGTCAGCGACATCCTTGGTTAGCAGCCAAGAAGAAAGACAGTGGTAACAACAAGGCAGAAAAGTTTTTACGTGAATTATACCCCAATGCCAAGTCAGATGAAATTGCACTAATGGCTCAAATCAATAGTAAAGATGAATTAAAAGAATTGGCTAAATCTCTGGGCATGGATTCTAAGCAAATCAAAGACAGTTTATGAAGTTATTGGTCAATGGTTGTAGTTTTAGTGCAAACTATTATTTGGCTAATAATTTGGCCAAACAAATTGGATTAGACGGCGCGGTCAGTATTGCCAATGGTGGTAGTAGTAATCGTCGTATTATACGCACTACTTTAGAATACCTCGAAGAACATAACGATATTGGCTTTGTATTAATAGGGCTTTCGTTTTCTCGGCGCAAGGAAGGAACATTCCTTCCAGTGGAAAAGGACGTAGATAATTGGGTACAGTATAGCAATAACGGAATACAATGGCACTATATTCCAGAAGGATCAAAATTTAAAACTTCAAAAGAACAAGTTGAACAATACATACAAGATGTTTATGCCACCGATCTTGACATCAAGCACATTGATCAGTTATTGTGTGATTTAACATTGTTAAGTGGATATCTAAGTAACCGCGGAATAAATCATTTATTTTATAATTTTTGCGAACGTAGATATCTTGAATATTTTGAAAATGTTAATTCAAAATATCAACAAATTGTTGAACGTAATCCTCATATTGTTCCGTTAGATAAATTTATTGCAAATTTATTTTTATATGAACACGGAGCGAAATATGCAGAACCTGAAGAGCGTTGGATGCCATTTGCACGCCATTATAATGGTGATGAATATATACACCTTAACAATTATTTTATACATTATCTACGTACACACAAGTTAATATGACAGAAGCGTTTCGTTGCCGCTATTGTGAAAAAGAGTTCCGCAAGGAGTCGACTCTCACTGCACATCTGTGTGAACCCAAGCGTCGTTGGCAACAGGAAAAAGAAACTGGCGTACAACTGGGCCTTCGAGCATACCTGCGTTTCTACGAAATCACACAAGGGTCTGCCAAACTAAAAACCTACGAGGACTTTGTGGTCAGTTCCTACTACACGGCCTTTGTGAAGTTTGGGCGTTATGCTCAAGGTATTCGTTGTGTCAACTTCGCTAACTATCTGGATTGGTTGTTGAAGAACAACAAAAAACTGGATCACTGGTGCCGGGACAGCCTGTACGAAGAATGGCTACCGGACTATTTGAAAAAAGAAGCACCGCAGGATGCACTTGAGCGAGCCTTGACCGAGATGCAAGACTATGCTGACGCCACACCAGATCTGCGCAATGGATTTAGGGACTATT